ATATGTGGGGGTGTATCCTCCAACCTTGAGGTTATTGATATCGACACTAAATACGAGACTTATCCTCTTTGGGAGGAGATACAAAAAGCTATCCCACAAGATATATACCAAAAGCTTCACATTGTCAACACCAAATCCAATGGTAAGCACCTTTACTATCGTTGCGAGTGCATACAAGGTAACCAAAAGTTGGCCCTTCGCCATGCCACCTCGGAAGAGTTAGCACAAAACCCACACAACAAGACCTATTGCATAATTGAGACCCGTGGTGAGGGTGGTTACGTTGTAGCACCACCAAGCGAAGGGTACACCATCTTGCAAGAGGGTATTAATGTGCTTAGTGTAGAGGAAAGAATGCAACTCCTTGAAGTGATGGGTGCCTTCAATGAGGTGATTGATGAGGTTGTCATTGAGGCCCACCATAGGCCAAGCACTAAAGACTACGGAGTTTCACCTTTTGATGATTATAACAAAAGAGGGGATTTGCGAAGCCTATTAGAACATCATGGATGGAAAATAGTTAAAAGCAATAGTGAAAGGGACTATTACCTCCGACCTGGTGGCACATCCTCTCATTCCGGCTCATTTAATAAGTCTCTTGGCCTATTCTCCGTGTTCTCAACGAACACACCATTTGAGCCAAATAAAGGCTATAAATTGGCTCATGTCTTCACCTTATTGGAATGTAATGGAGATTGGAAAAAGAGTGCTAAAAAGCTACTTGAAAATGGTTATGGTGAGAAACGTATCAACTTTGGAGATAAGCTCGAAAAGGAGCTATTTGAGAAAAAGAAGGATGGGGCCACCAATGATGACCTTATTACCATTTTGGTAAAAAAGTACGATAAAGACCTTACCAACGCTAAAGAGATAGTTGATGACCTTGAACAAAGATGGGGGGACAAGATTTGTACTTTTTGGGACATTGATAAGAATGGTAACCCACAAATATCTAAGTACAAGCTTCAAATATTCCTAACCGAGCAAGGAGGCTTTAGACTTTACTTTTACGATAAGCAATCCACCTCATACCGACTTGTACGAATAAAAGATGGATTTGTTGAGGAGGCATCAAGTGAACAAGTAAAAAAGTTTATCAAGGACTATATTGATAGGCTTCCGGATAGCTTTGATGGTGGTATCACCCCTCAAGACTTATTGGAACTTGTTTATAAAAATGCCATTAGTTTATTTAGTGATGCCTTTTTTGAGTTTTTTACTCGTGCCGACATAGATTTTCTTAAAGACACCAAAGACATTGCTTACTTCCCCTTTATCAATGGAGTGGTACAAATTACCAAAAATGATATAAAATTGGTTAGCTATGGCGAGTTAGGTAAGGTTATTTGGAAAACCCAAGTTATCAACCATTTTATTCATGTTGATCAAGATGGTATTGACCCCGAAAGTATAGAGTATTTTAGGTTTCTAAAGCGTATTAGCGGAGATACCCCAGAAAAATATATGTACGCTCTTAGCCTAATAGGTTACCTTTTGCACCAATACAAAGACCCCGCTCGACCATTTGCCGTCATTTTAGCCGAGGAGACCGACAACGAGGAGAAAGGAGGAGGTACCGGAAAAGGTATTTTTGTCAAGGCCCTTAGCTACATAGTCAAAACAATAAGGGTAGATGGTAAGAACTTTAAAGTTGACAAAAACTTTGCCTTCCAACGGGTTGACCTTGACACTCGCATCGTAGCCATAGAGGATACTCGTAAAAAGGTTGATTTTGAGGGATTTTATAGCATCATAACCGAAGGTATAACCGTAGAGAAAAAGAATAAGGATGAGCTTTTTATACCCTATAAAGACTCTCCTAAGATACTTTTTACCACTAACTACTCTATCCCTCAAAATGGTATCCATGCTAAAAGGAGACAAAGAGTGTTTGAGTTTGCCCCATACTTTGGTGCAACCAAGACTCCCGAGGATGAGTTTGGACATAAACTTTTTGATGATTGGGATAAGGATGAATGGAATAGGTTCTATAACCTTTTATTCTTCTCTTTAAGCGATTATTTGGCTAATGGTGTAGTCAATATACCATTTAGTGAAAAGATGGCAAGGAAGGCCCTTAAAAATCAATTTGGTGATGAGTTTGTAGAACACTTTGAGGAAATTATCAAAAATGGTGATTGGGTTAGTATAGACCAATTGCATCAAGAGTTTTTAAATATGTATGGAATGGATAAAAAAGACTATACGAGAATACGGTACAAGAGGGGTATTAAAAGTGGTACAGAATTATATGGAATTGAGTATTTGGAGCAAAAACACCAAGTTGAGAGAGGTAAAATAGCTATTAGATTTAGTAGTTTACCCCTTGATTTTTGATTTTGTACCACTTTGTACCACTTTTGTACCACTTTTGTACCATTTTGCTTTTTTTATTACTTATTGATTTATAATACTTTATAACCCTTGTACCACTTGTACCATATTTTTTTCATATTTTGAAGTGAAAAAGTTAAAAAGGTAAAAAATAGAGGTGGGGGGGGAAGAAAGAAAAGAACGAAAAACATGGAACAACTAAAAATGTTATTAGGAATTTGTGCCGAGGTCATGGATACCACACCGGAGAAAATTATCGGTAAAGAGAGATTTAGAAAGACGGTAGTAGCAAGGCAAATCTATTGCTATATCTCAAGGAGGTTTTTGAACTATAATTTGGGCGAGATAGGTAAGTCCATAAACAAAGACCATACTACCGTGATCCATTCAACGAGATTCGTGGCTAATATGCTTGAGATGGATGACCCAATAATATCCATACCATATGGTAAAGTAATGGACAAACTAAAAGAGAACAACTACACCGAAATTAAGCTCTCAATTATGGTTAACGACATCATTAATCCGAACATAATTATAAACGATATCCAAAATCGATATGATTGTATCATAACTCCGATTTATTAACAAACCATGTTAATTGAGTTAACTATTGAAAAAAAAAGATATAATTTTACTATATGCAAAAGAAAGGATTTTACTTTAGGCAGAATGAGAGAGATGGCTCTCTAATGTTTAATGTGAATGTAGGCGATTTTAAGGCGTTTTTAGACACCTTGCCTAATAAGGATGGGTGGGTAAAGCTAAGGATATTTGAGCGCGATAAAAAAGACGAGAAGGGCTTTACACACAATATGGAGGTTATACATCAACACTAAAGGTTGGTTAATCAAATATTTTTTCAATGAGAGGAGGAGCGAGACCAGGTTCTGGTAGGAAAAAGCGAATGCAAGAAGAGGAGTTAGTTGAGAAACTATCTCCTTATGAGGATTTATTCTTTGAGGCTCTTGAGGCCAAGTTAAAGGATAGGGACTCAAAAATAATGGATTTATATGCCAAATACTATTTTGGCGAACAAGTAAAAAAGATTGAGTCTAAAATTGAAGGCAGCATTAGTGGACTGACCGTAGAGGTTATAAATGGACTGAAAAATGATGAGGCCAAAAATACAGACATCCAAGGTCTTTGACATACTGCGTACAAGTGACAAAAGGATAACCGTGATGCAAGGTGGTAGCCGTTCCGGCAAAACCTATAACATTATCCTCTGGTTTATTGTAAAGTTGCTCCAAGAACGTGGGCAAACTTTGTCTATTGTAAGGCAAAGCTTACCATCGATAAAAGGGTCGGTATTAAGGGACTTTATCGAAATATTGCTAAAATTGGGCATCTATTCGGAAGATAACCATAATAAGACCGAACAAACTTACAACCTCAATGGCAACTTGGTTGAGTTTGTGAGCGTTGATCAACCACATAAGATAAGGGGTCGTAAGAGGCAATACCTATTTATGAACGAATGTACCGAGATGTCTTATGAGGCATGGGTACAGCTAACGATGAGGACAGAGAGTAAGATTATTTTGGACTATAACCCATCGGATGAGTACCATTGGGTTTTTGACAAGGTGATACCTCGTGATGATGCCGACTTTTACATTACCACATATAAAGACAATCCTTTTCTACCAAAAGAGTTGGTTGAGGAGATTGAGAGGCTAAAGGATGCCGATGAGAACTACTGGTTAATCTATGGCCTTGGCCAAAAGGGTAACTTACACGATACTATCTATACCCATTGGCGATATTGCCATGACTTGCCACAAGGCGAGGTTGTTTATGGTTTGGACTTTGGTTTCAATAACCCATCGGCCATGACAAAAGTGGTTTTCCATGATGGAAGTATTTATGTTGATGAGGTTATATACGAAACTAAATTAACGACAAACGACTTGGTTGAGAAGGTTAAGAGTTTAGGCATATCTCAATACAATGAGATTTTTTGCGATAGTGCAGAGCCTAAAACGATTGAGGAACTTTGCCGTTGTGGTCTAAATGCCAAGCCAAGCAACAAGGATGTGACCGAAGGTATTAAGAAGATTAAAAGTGTACCAATGTATGTGACGGAGAAAAGTCATAACTTAGTGAAGGAATTAAGGAACTATAAATGGAAAACGGATAGGAATGGTAAGAAGTTGGATGAGCCCGTCAAGTTCAATGACCACCTTTGCGACTCTCTTAGATACGCAGTATTTACGAAATTAAATGCGCCTCAACTAACTTGGGGCATGATATAATATGGGAATTATAGATAGGTTTGTAGAAGGTTACATGAAGCGTAAGGGGTTGAATCCTTATCCCGTTAACCAACCAAAGATACAAGGCATTAATAACTCCGTACTCCAGCAATATGGTGCAGATAGTTATGTAGCGGAGGGATACTTGAGTAACAGCGATGTTTATGCTATTGTTTCCTTTTTAGCGAGGAAGGCGGCTTCAATTCCTTGGTATGTGTATAAGATGAAACCAGGAGAGAAGGCACAAACATCTTTGCACCAATATAAACAACTCACTAAGGGTTTACAACACAAAGGCGCTTATGAACAAGCTTTGCTTAGGCGCAAGAGTGCTTATGAGGAAAACATGGTGACAAACTCACCTCTTGCGAAGCTTTTGGAGCAACCTAACCCACAACAAGCACAAGACCAATTTTTTGAGAATCTATATGGTTATCGTATATTATCTGGAGAAGGGGACATATATGGAAATGACGGTGGAATTGAGGGAGGAAAGTTCGTTGAGCTTAACGTACTACCAACCCAGTTCTTGGACATTTACCCCGACCCAAAGGACTTGTATGGAATATTGGGTTACAAGTTGATGGTTGGAGCGGGTATTGATCTACCTAAAGATGTGGTGTGCCAATGGAAGAGTTGGAATCCGGAATTTAATGCCGACACAAGGACACACTTGAGAGGGTTATCACCATTGAGACCAGGTTGGAAGTTGTTGAGGATGAGCAATAATGCCGCCGATGCGAGTGCCGCCATGACTGCCAATGGAGGAGCTAAAGGTGCTATTGTGCCTAAAGCCATTAATAATTCTATCCCAACATTGACACCGGAACAAGCCTCGTTGGTGCAAAGGATGGTAAATGATAGGGTTAACAACAAAGACCAAAAGGGTGCCATTGGTGTTTTTCAGACTCCTTGGGACTATTTGAACTTTGGTTTGAGTAGTGTGGATATGGAGTTGGTTAAAACTATGCAGATGACCCTTCACCAATGGTGTAGGTTGTTTGGTTTGCCCGTTGTGTTGTTTGATACGGATAGCAGCTCATACAACAACTACTCTAATGCTATGAGGGATTTGGTTACCAATACTATCATGCCTCTTAATTGCCAATTGAGGGATGAGTTGAATAAATGGTTGGTACCAAGGTTTGGTGAGGATGTTTATATTGACTTTGATATTACGGCTTTACCGGAGATGCAACAAGACTTCGAGAAAATGGTTAACCAATTAAGGATGGCCGATTGGTTGACATTTGATGAGAAGAGAAGCGCTATGAACTATGAGGAGAGAGGTGGTGCTTATGAGTATAGCTATGTCAATCAAGGGTTGATACCTTTGGAGCAAGTAATGATGGATTTAAGCGTGAGCAATGACCAAAGCGGAAATATGGACAATGGTGATAGCCAAATATCCTAAAACACCAAGCGAGAGGACTTGCTTGATAGAGAAGAGGATGATGGATAAGGTGAGGGAGGGTTATCGTAAACGACTTGAAAATGAATGGGAAGCAAAGGCGAGAATATTGGAGGAAGGTAGAGAGAGTAAGGGCGCAATTGGATAGCAAATACTTCAATGCGACTAAGGACTCGATACTTAAACAATTTAAACGATTTGCCAAAGATATTGAGCTTTATGGTGTGGATGTGGCAAGGTCGAGGTTGGGCCTTGACTTGTGGGAGAAAGAGTTAATTAAGGTCTTTGAGGATTTGTATAAGGAAGCAACTATTTTGTTTGGCAATGCCACATATAGAATGTTAAAGATAGAGGCTAACCGTAAGGGTGAGACTTTTGGCTTTAATCGAGAGTGGACAAAAGAGATACTTAGTTTCCTTATGCAACAAGGTTTTGTTTTGGTTTCGGACATAACCAAGACAACTAAGGACAAGCTTTTGGCTATTGTTAGTAAAGCTATTGAGGATGGATTAGGTGTGGATGCGATAGTCAAACAAATACTTAGCGATGACCAATTGGCTTATGCCGCATTTAGGGCGAGAAGAATCGTGAGGACAGAGGTTATGAGGGCGAGTAATATGGCGGCTATGATGGGCGCCCAAGCTCATGGCTTTGAAGTTGACAAGATATGGATAAGTGCGAAGGACAACAGGACAAGGAGAATACCAAAGGATGAGTTTGACCATTGGGAGATGGATGGTGTGGTAGTTCCTTACAACGAGCCTTTCACTTCAACTGGTAAAAAGGGAGAGCCTGTGGTAGCCATGCAACCTGGGGATTTGAGTGCTCCTCCTGGGTTTACTATTAATTGCCGTTGCACGGTTGGATTTATACCCAAGAGGGATGGCAATGGAAACCTTATTTTTAAACCAAGGCTTAATGTAGCCACAATTGAGTAATTATGCCAGTAGAAAGTTGCGGAAATGGACTTTGGAGAATTGGGGATGGTGAGTGTATGTATAGAAGCGAAGAGAGTGCTAATAGAGCCTATATAGCTTATTTGGCACAAGAGGATAGTGAAATGAAGGCGGATACTTACAATGATTACCCAGAGGCAGCGACTAACAATGCCAAAAGGGCTTTGAAGTATAAAGAGGAGAATGGTAGTAGTTGCGGTACTCCTGTTGGTTGGACAAGAGCA